AACAGATTTAATTGACGGTTCTTTAGGAACAGACTGGCAAGCTACTCCAAAGACAGCATCTTTTACAGCTGTAGCTGGAGAAGGATATTTTGTTAATACTACAAGTGCTGCAATTACTGTTACACTTCCAAGTAGTCCAACTGCTGGAGATGAGGTTTCTATAGTAGATTACGCTGGCACTGCTGATACAAACAATATCACAATAACATCGAGTGACAATATTAATGGCTCATCTAATGATGTTAAAATAGATTACGAAAGAGGGGGAGTATCTATAGTTTATATAGATGCCACTCAAGGCTGGATAGCTTATAATGCCGCTAATGAAACTGCTACTGCTTTACGTTTACCAACAGAGCCTTTATCAGTTGATTATTTAGTAGTCGCTGGTGGTGGCGGTGGAGGTGCTTCGGATGGTGGTCAAGGCAATAATGGCGCAGGCGGCGGCGGCGGCGGCGGCGGAATGCTCACAGGAACATTTAATGCGCTTTCTGTTACATCATATTCAATTAGTGTTGGCCTAGGCGGTACGGGTGGTTTGAAAGGAGCAAACCAAGGTACAAATGGCGGAGATTCTACATTTAATTCTATTACTGCAAATGGTGGAGGTGGCGGCGGCTACTCCTCTGGGCAAGCAAGCGTTGGTAGTAATGGTGGTTCTGGTGGGGGCGGTGCTGGCCATGCTGCAGGAGCAGCTTCTGGCGGTTCTGGAACTTCTGGACAAGGTAACTCTGGCGCATCTGGTGCAAGTTCTGCTGGTGGTGGTGGTGGAGGTAAAGGCTCTGCTGGAAGCGGTATGAATGGTGGTGCTGCCGAAACAAGCTCAATTACTGGAACATCTTTATCATTTTCTGGTGGTGGTTCTGCGACGGATGGCGGAGGTGGCACGGGTGGAACTCCTGGCACTAACGCAGGCGATTCCGCTGCAAGAGGCGTACAAGATGCTGGAAATGGTGTCCCAAATAGGGGAGGCGGCGGCGGCGGCGGTGCTGATTCTAACGTAAATTCTGAATGTGATGGTGGTAATGGAGGCTCTGGAATAGTAATTTTACGCTATCCAAATACATTCACAGTAACAGAAACAACCTCGCCAAGTGTATTAACATTTAGCACTACAACTGATGGAAGCGACAAAGTAACAACCTTTACAGCTGGACAAAACGGAACTATACAATTTAGCTAATATGGTAAAAATTAATAATAAATAAAATGGCACACTACGCATTACTAAACTATCAAAACATAGTTACTAAAGTTTGCACAGGCAAAAATGAGGAGGAAACCGATGCTAATATAGAGTTGGTTTACCAAAATATGTTTGGGCAATTATGTAAGCGTACTTCTTATAATACAAGGGGCGGAGTACATTATGACTCCGAAACAAATGAAGCAAGTGCTGATCAATCAAAAGCATTTAGAAAAAACTATGCTGGGATAGGATATACCTATGATCATAGCAGAGATGCTTTTATTCCGCCAAAACCATTTGATAGCTGGACGCTAAATGAAACTAGCTGTTTATGGGAGGCCCCTGTAGCTATGCCAGATGATGGAGAGCACTACGAATGGAATGAAGAAACAACAAGTTGGGATTTAGTAACTTTGTAAAAAATAAATAAAATAAATATATAATGGCTCATTATGCTTTTTTAAACATGCAAAATATTGTCACCGAGGTGATAGTTGGTAAAGACGAAACAGATGGATCAACAAACTGGGAAATGCATTATGGTAATTTCAGAGAACAAGTTTGTAAGCGTACATCTTATAATACAAGAGGAGGTGTTTATTATGATCCTACAACAGGACAACCTGCAGAAGATCAGTCTAAGGCTTTTAGAAAAAACTACGCAGGAATTGGATATACATACGATGAAACTCGTGATGCATTCATTCCGCCAAAACCATTTGATAGCTGGATACTAAATGAAGATAGCTGTTTATGGGAAGCTCCTGTAGCTATGCCAGACGATGGACAGAAATACTCTTGGAATGAAGAAACAACAAGTTGGGATTTAATAACAGAATAATATGGCACTAACTAAAGTAACAGCAGCGGTACTAGAACCAACAGCTGTAGCAGATAACATTTCAAACGAATCCATTGATTCAGCTAAAATTGCTGATGATGCTGTAACCTCGGCTAAACTTGAAGCAAGATATAAGGAGCAAGCTGAAATTTCAACATTAACTGGAACAGTTTCTTTTGATTGCTCAACTGCAAGTAGTTTTAAATTAAGCGGTGATTTAACGGGCGCATATACAATTGACTTGTCAAATTATAAGAAGGGTCAAGTAATTACAATATATCCATTGAAAGGACAATCAATTACGCTTGATGCACAAGGTTCTTCGACAAATACATTCAACAAAATTGGTGCGGTTGATTACGACAATACAATATCAAGCATTCTCCAAATCGAATGTGTAGACGATTCGTCAACTGACCCAGTTTTCTTTTACTCAATCGCAACATTTGCAAGTGATTCAACATTATAATTTATGAGTTTAGGAAGAAGATTTTTAACAACAGGAGGGCTTCCACTAGTTGAATTTGATTTACAATTTTTAGTTCAAGCCGGCGGAGCTGGCGGGGGACAAACAGGTGGCGCTGGAGCATATTCAGGAGGTGGTGGTGCAGGTGGCTTTAGATCTTCTGTAGGCAATTCAGGTGGTGGCACGGCTGCAGAACCCGCAATAACTGCGCTAAGTGGTGATGTTTTAACTATAATAGTAGGTTCTGGTGGGACTGTAAATTCTAATGGTAGCAATTCTTCTATAACTTCTGCTAATTCTAACTTTACTACGGTAACCTCTATCGGAGGAGGTAAAGGCGGTGGAGGTGGAAGTGGGGCTCCAGGAAATGGAGGTTGCGGTGGTGGTTATCATACATCTTCTGTTGGATTAGGAACAGCAGGTCAAGGACGCAATGGGGGACCGGGAGATAACACAGGCAACTCAAGCTATCATATGGGTGGTGGTGGAGGTGGAACCGCTTTTGCTGGTAATTCATCAGGACCCGGTAATGGTGGTAATGGTACTATATCTTCTATTATATCTACATCAATTGCAAATGCTCAAAGTGTTGGAGAAGTAAGCGGATCTAATGTTTATTACGGCGGCGGTGGTGGTGGATACGATCAAATTAGCAATAGTTCTGTATATATTGGTTTGGGAGGAGGAGCATCTTTACACGGAAGTGGTATAGCGAGAAATTCTTTAATAAATTCAGGGGGAGCGGGCGCAGCTTGCGATCAATTAACTACTCGAACTCAGACCTATGGTTCAAGTGGGGTGGTAATACTTAAAATGCCTACCTCATCTTATACAGGAATAACAACAGGAAGTCCTGTAGTTTTAACTGACGGCGCTGACACAATTTTAATTTTTAAATCTTCAGGAACATTAACAACTTAAAATGGAGATAATAGCATTAGCAATAAAATGGAACAATTTATGTAATATAATATAATAATAACTTAAATTTTAAAAAATGGAAATTAAATTAAATGAATCACAAGTACAAAGAATAAATCAAGTATTAAATGAACTACCTATTAAAGAGCTTACTAAAGTACAAGCTATATTAAGTATTTTTAATGAATCTAATGAAAATAAAAATGAATCTAATAAGAAAAATTAGCATTGGTCGCGATTACAAAAACGATGCAATGCATTATAGCGTTGGACAAGAAGTATTTGGTGGACACAAAATAACAGAAATATTAGAAGAAGAAAACTGCTATAAAATATATATAAATAAAGGCGATGAAGTTTTGCCTTGGAAAGAATTTAATAAAAATATGGCAGTAAGTATAGAATTTAATTTAGAATATTAATGCAGCACACGCATTGTTATATTGTTGAACCAATTGAAGGTAGATACAATAACAAAAAAAACAATTTAATTTTAAATACATCTATTGAAGATCATAAGTTTGTAAATAGAAATGGGAAAGTGCTTGCACTACCTATTATTAATGAAAATGAATATTTACAAATAAATGACGAAGTAATAGTACATCATAATATATTTAGAAGATATTATGATATGCGTGGTAATGAAAAAAACAGCAGCAGTTATTTTGAAGAAAATAAATATTTCTGTTATCATGACCAAATATTTCTTTATAAAAGAAATGGTAAATGGCATACACCACCGGGTTATTGCTTTGTAAAACCAATTCATAGCTTAAATAATCTAACAGAAGATAAAGAAGAACCTCTTACGGGCGTTTTAAAGCACATAGGAAACGATTTAAGAAGCTTTGGATTAGAAGATAATGATTTAATAGGTTTTACACCAAATAGTGAATATGAATTCGTTATAGACAACGAAAGATTATATAGAGTACCAATAAATTCAATTTCAATTAAATATGGACGCAAAGGATCTGAAGTCGAATATAATCCAAGCTGGGTATAAAGCAGTACACGAGCTTATAAGAGTAGCGGAAGAAGAAATAATTGTGGATGGTGGCGAGGATGAACTTGCTGCGGATAGATTAAAGAACGCTGCTGCCACTAAAAAGCTAGCAATTTTTGATGCTTTTGAAATACTTACACGTATTGAAGCT